GTTGATGGGGATCCCGAGGTTGTATCTATCTGGCCGGCAACGATTTGATTACCGGTCTTGGCGAAATCAACATCTTCCAGCAAGGTATAGAGTCCACCGCCGAGCGAGGAAAAAGAGGAGCCGGCTTTAAGTACCGGAGCGTATGCAAGGTTGGGACCACTTGTGAGAGCTGGAATTTGTATATAAAAGGTTAGTGCACCAAACGACGAAGGATTTGTATTTAATCTGAATCCCATCTGGCGTGCCAGCCGAACTACATTTTCGTATTCGACAGCTGTTTCTAAAAAGCTCTCGTTTGTTTGATAATCTAGATAAAAGGAAAGTATATCACCGATGTAAGAAACGGTGTCTAGCATCAGTGATCCGAAGGAGGCCTCGTTAAAATCCTTAAAAGTATTAGGATAATATCTTTTGGCGTAATCTTCTAAATCTCTACGAATAGAATCGAAGTCGCGGCTGGTATAGTTAATGGGTTGTAATTTTTTAGGCATTTCTTATCTCATTAATTAGTTCTTTACATCAATTTCAAGCGCAGCTTCTGTCGCTAATGGAACAATATTGAAAGAAATTCTAAGTGACAGGGTATGAGGAAAAAGATCTGGATCGTTATCGGGTGTACTATAATTAAGATTCGTGATGGAAATATATGGTAGATACTTGGCCACCTGTTGATGAATCTTGGCGCTAATATTGCTATAGGTTTCCGGACCGTTGTACTCGAATAGGTAACGTTTAAGACCCACCCCGAAGCTGGGGTCCATTATCCGTTCGCCAGGTACCGTAAGGATCAACATCTTTAAATTCTGGCGTGCTAATTCCTTAAACGTGGTGTTTAAGTTATACGCGCCGAAAGTGGCGCTAGTGGTCAATGGTAATTTAACTGACAGGCCTGATGACATTTATAACACCTCTAGCATGTGGTTGGGTTGGACGAGTCTTCTGAATTTACTATTGAACTGTCTCCTGTGTCCGCACCAAAACTAGGAATCTCCACATTAATTAGTGAGAGAAGCAAATAAAGAATACCTAGAGGCGAAGGAGGTATCATAAACATTCCCATTATTGATCCCAAAAGGTCAATACCCTCAGCTGTAATCCGCGGGAAGAAAGCTTCCATCTCTTTTTTCGCGTCAAAGTTGCCACCGGTCGACCCAGGAGGATTTTTCATTACGACATCTACTAAGCACAAGACAATAGCCAACAGTTTTTCGCCGCTATCAATCCCCAGTTCTTGAAGAGGCTCCGCTGTTTCAAGAATCTCATCAAATACACGGCTCAGTATATTAAACACCTGCCCTGTAATGTTTTTGATAAGCTTACTAATAGCGACGTGTGGGTCGATCAACTCAAGAATTCCTTTAAGAATATCAATAGGAGTTTTAATGAGCATTAATAATATAAATTCGCGGGCAAAGGACTCAAAAGCATTATCCATTTTAAAGGTATTGGCAACCTTACGACTCATGTCGGGAGTCTTATCGTATCGATCGTCGCTTTCAATGGTATTCTTTACAATGTTAAGACATGCATCTTTTGTGGTTTTGAGCGCGCTAGGGATTTCATCAAAGTACTTGGTTGTTAAGTAAAAATTCTGGATGATGGGAATCATGGTTATTACATCTTTATTAAGCACATTTGTAAAATATTCTTGGTATTCTGGCGAGCTGACTAAGAAGTCAATATCTTCTTGTGTAAGGACCGTGTCTTGGAGTTCGTCGGCGGCTAGCTCGCGGGCGTACGCAAGATCACTGAATCTATCAATCGTTATGTCGCGATCAAGATATGTCGCTTGGGAATTGTATTTATTTATAAGACCGCCGCCGTCGCCGGCTGCATGGGCCGCCCAATGAGTAGGGCCCCGACCGAAAGATTGATCGCCCGATGGTAGTAGCGCATAAATTTTCTTCGGGGCGCCGATACCCGGTTGGAAGGGTGTAAAGACATCAACATCCGGGAAGTTGAGCCAAAATCTATATCGTAGTATATAGTCGGTTGTGTCGACGAGAGCCAGGGGGGGACTGTTTGTGGACTCAGCGTCGTAGTCGACGACGTCTTCTGGGGGGAGAAAGGGGTCGATGGGGTTCATTGGTAGGAAGGAGCTGCCGAGGACGTTGTGTTCAGTATGCATGTGCTCTACATATTGGTCGCCAGGACCATGATTAGAGTAGTTTGTATCACTGTTTAGGTGTGTAGCTAAGGCCGCGGTGGGGTCGCCGTTCAAATCGTATATCGGGTGATGGTGTGCGACATGGGGTCCATTGTAGGGTTCGGACGGTAAATTGGGGGGCCCTTCGTCGTCGTCGTCGTCGACGAGCGCTGCGGTGACGGGCCGGGGAGGGGCGAGTTGTTCACGCGCGAGGTAGGTCTTTGTTATAAATAGACGAGGTTGCTGCGCGGCAATGGTTCCGGAGATGTCTTCGCCTAGCTTCCTGAACATCGAGTCCATGGAAAAAGTTAGATCCGGACGGGATGCCCAGTGCAGTCGATCCGCGGGGAAGTCGGGGTCGGTGGCGCTCCAAGTGACCAAGGCCTGCTCGTCCCAGATCGTTCCACCGACTTCATAGGCCGGCATAGAACGCAAGAAAATCTCTTCCAAAGGCTTGGGATTTGCATTTGGGTGGGCATTTTTGATGGCATTGTTTACCGCGGACTTTGAATCTGTGATTCTCTCTCCAATCATGTAATTAATAATTTTGCTATAAGTGGCTTCATCAGCTGGAAGTTTCTCTCCTGAGTTAAAGATTACATTTCCCGCGTAGTCGGTTATGCCTCCCTGAGTTTGGCTGATCTGTTGGAATAATTCGACAAGGTCGCCCACAAACATATCTCGTACCGCTCCGTCTATCCCCGCCAGATAGTTAGCCATTGAATTCTCAATTTGGGAACGCATATACAGTGCAATGAACTGTTTTCCAAACAATTCATCTATCTCGGTAGCGGAGAAAACAAATATATTCTTAATAATAAACTCGGCAATATGGATCTGTACAAACAAAAGATACATTCCATATTTTAGAGCCAGACGTACTTTTTTACGGGCCGGAAGGTCACTGGCGCATGCTAAGCTTTCAAACGCCCGAAGCATTTTATTGATAATGCCGTCGACGTCTAAAAGGTCAGATGTGTCTCCGGGCGCGCAGTTTTCATTATCATGGAAAAAATTAAGTGACTGGAGGGTGGCCGCATCAAAGATGCCGTTCTTAATAAAATAATCAAACACATAGTCGGTTAAAAGTGAATTGGCCATTGGGAACACACGTTTCCGGCCGTAGTTAGTTGCATCCGCCCAGTTGTGAGTGTTGGGGAAATAGGACCACGGGTGGGTGTCATTAATCAAAGTGTCGAGGACACTATCAACAAACGGCTCGGCTGTAAGCTGAAGGCTGGACATTACCTCTTGTCCGAATGCTGTAGATGCGCCGGTTACTCCCTGAAACAGGGCGCCAAGATTGAAAAAGGTGCTGGCCATTCCTGAGTTGCCGGCAGTTGGATCCGGATATGTTAAACTGATGCTTCCAGCGGTGGCCGTCTTGAACTTTTTGGCCGCGGCATCTTGGGCGTATGTGGCTGTGGATGAATCAAGAAGTACTTGACCGGTCGACGAGGTAATCGTATATGCTGTGCGCGGGGCGGAGCGGGCGCCTTGTTTGAAGCCGGTTTGGAAATGCCATCGAAGTTGATCTGATTCAACGTGGCCGTTCGCGTGGAGGTGCACTGATTCGAAGTTATACGTGTCAGACAGTCCGTCAGGAGCCATGAAATTTGTGTTCTGAGCGCTGGTTTCCATTAGGTCCATACGCGTCAGAGGATTCAGTACCCGCCAATTTGTCGAATAGGGGGGGAGCGGAGCCGGCTGTGTCATGTGAATATAGTTTTTAAATTCTCTCAAAAACCGTTTATTGAAAACCTTTTGCGAGGATAATGGTGATGGGGTGGGACCGTCGCCGACAGCATTTGATAAGTCCCCTAGTGTGTCTATAAGTCCGCCTAGTTTTCCACCAGCTGCAAACGCAGTTTCCATCCCCTCTATAACTTTAGCCAAGATCTGGGGGATCACCTCTATATCGATAGTTGTGTCCAGCTCTAGAATATCCTGATTATCATTAATACAAGCCTGAATCTGGGGTGCCAGCTGGCCAACATCTTCAAGAGACTCTAGTATCACTTTTAATATATCGATCATTGCTTTGTCGGGGGCAGGCTGCCAGTCTTCCTCCAGTACGGGGTCAAGGACTTCACCAATTGCGGCAGCTGCTTTGCTTGTGCCGGTCGATACCAGTTTAGACTCTAATAATATATTCTTAATAGATTCCGACGCATAGCTAAATTGAAGCTCAACTGTCTCCACCAAAACATTCAACGTTTCATAAATTGATTTTCTGAAGGTGGGGTCTTCGATGTAGTTGGGACTGTCGGGGCACTCAAAATTGGGCTTGAACACCTCCGGTACGCCGGCGACGCCTGGTCGTAAACCATTTTGCAGGATGTCCAAGAGGGTCTCAATGTTGTCCATGTCGTCCATATTGATAGATTGGATATCATCGTCGGTGAGGCAGATATTATCTTGGTTGATCGTAGCGACCTCATTGGCAATTTCGTTGCACAAATCAGTTACGTCAACTATTTTAGTTAATTCTGCAAAAAAGCCTATGATCGCCGTGAACGTGTTTAGGTTCTCTACGACCTTAGGGGATTCGGTGTACGCCATATTAAAATCTAATATCTTCTGAACTAGATCTTCTTCTGACGCAGACGGCTGCGTAAGCAGAATACATACATCCATGGAACTTAAAATGATTGACAGTTGTTCTACATACTCAAAAATTTCACTTGGACCTAAACCGGAGGCTTCTTCTATGTTTGAACCATTAAAGGGGTTGTACGGGGCGGTTGTTGCGCCCATGTCTGGTATCTGAGGGGCGCCGGTTGGATTGGGATTACTTTGGGGGGCAGACCGAGGTATGAGATCTCCCATGTTAGTGTCACCGTAATCTCGCGAACGTGGATTGTTAAAGTCGCACAACTCACGGAGCAACTCAGTAAGCTGTGCAATTATCTGAATGAGTGCCTTCTCTAGGCTCTCAATAACCATTTCCAGAATCATCTTCCAAATATCCCCAGTAATGGTAAACATTGGGAAATTCACAGATATGTCCCCCAGCGACGGAAGGGAAATCTGTGGTTTTGTGACGCCTTGGACGGATCCACCGAACTCTACCACAATGTTGCCGTTTTCCGCGAGGCCTTTGATCTCGGCAATTATAGCTGTAATTCGGCCTATTTCAAAATTTAAACCAAAAGTAAGACATAACAGAGCCTCTTTTGCGAGGGTCTTAATACCAAAATGTCTAAAAAACGATCCAACAGGACTGTTGTCGTCAATGGATGCCATAGGGCCATCGGTCAAAATCTTTTGGATTTGGCTCAAGAAGTCCGGTGAAGCTTCAACTTTTTTCTTTTCCTGTCCTTTGAAGACCTCTTGATATAAATTTGGATTATTGGTGACCAGTTCATTCAATACTACAAGCTGTTCTGTGGTATACGCCCCTATGCTCACTTGCAGGGCCGAAGTGTCTGCTATATCAATGATTCCCAATTCGATAGCTGTGTCTATTAAAGCATTGTTTTCATCGTCTTGTTCTATTACAGACTCGTTAGACGTGTTCCATTCCATCGGCAAGCCGTTCGAAGTGTCAATGCCGAAAGTATTTCCAAAAAAGTCATCAACCGAAAATGCTGAGGCACTCTGACCGGATTCCTTATCCATTTTTAATACAGATTCATAGTTTTTTAAT